CCCAAAATCTCAATCAGACGCAGAAAAGACGTTTCTTTCCCGTTGGTTTTAGTCGTATCCTTCACCGAACGTTCGACTATCTCAGGATTGTTATCCAACAAAGTCCCTATATAAAAAACACCGCTATCGAAACGTTCCTCAAGGGCGAGCTGAACTGCTAAACTGATGGGAGGCACGCCATTTCCGCCGCGACTTAGCAAATCACGCATCTCGACGCACACCTCTACATGCTTAGGCAAGCCTGCAAACCTAGAAAGATCGCCATCCCTGGTATCAAGATAGCGTTGGTAATTTTTAAAAGGGTAAGCTCTGGCAGTCACGCGGCCGATGTAGTTTATCAAACTAGTCAAAACAGGGTGACCGGGACTCAGATGGTAAACGCTGGTCGCCATACATCTCAGAAGCCACATTTGTCTGCTCTTCTTCAATTTATTAGCTTTCTTAACCCATAACAAACCACCCAAGACACGACCCACATTCAAATAACGACGACCTTCAAACCAGAGACTACGTAAAAAATCATTGTCTCCCGCTTTTGAGCCGACGAAACTACTAGATAGTTCAAACCCCAACTTTGCAGACACCTCGGTCGCAAGGTATTTCAACGGGATTAACCCATCATCACCCTCAACAACAACCGCAAGATTGCGCGAGTCTGTGACACCTTTTGACCTAGCCATATAAGCTATCAAACACATGTTGACTATCCCGTTCCCCATGGAAGTCCAAGGGTCACCGCTACAACGCGATTGAATACTAAAAGTTCCCCACTTACACTTAAGTTTCCTAGATTTCTTATCCCATCTGTCTAAGGCTGCTCTCGTACGCGAAAAACCCGCGCGATCGCACAAAGAAACCAAAACGAAATGTTCCAATCTTCTTATTACGGAAATAATGCTCGCTTCAAAACTAGAATAGTCTGTAACGGCATGTTTACAATCCATAATTTTCCCGATCTTACTAATCATCTCATTTAGTTCCATACCCTTGACTTGGAATATTGAAAAAGGACCGTGGTTCCACCTATCAATAACTCTGTGAACGAACACAGTTTCAATCAGCATCATATCAGGCATGGTCATTATCATGCGAGGTTTGCCTACTAATTCTCCGTCGTCTAATGCTTTAGTGTTATTTTCAAACTTAACAAAGCATCCGGCTTCTTCGAATTTTCGTCTAACCCTTGCAGGATAAAACCCTTCAGTAAACGAACGGTACGTGTCACAAATTCGATTAATGTATGATAAGGTCTTCTTGCCTTGGTAACGAATCTTGAATTCTTCAATCAGATCTCCTTCCACGAGCCCATTAACATCAGTATTAGTGATATAATAGACCAACCATGTCATTGAGAACGACAAAAAATCTTTCAATTGACCACTCGGCACAGGTTCAACATTCATCTGTCTCATGAAACCAGCCAACACTGAAGGGCTGTCCGTTAACGCTACTTTCCCGACTCCAACTTTTTTCCCTCCTCCAACTTCGAGTGCTCCAATGGGCGCGATAGCTATGGGGACATTACTTTTCCCTTTCTCTAATCGGTAGTTGACAACATGGTTGACCGACTTCCTAATATGTTCAGGTAATAGTTTCTGCCCGCCAAAAATTCTAGCATTAGTCTGATTACTCGCAATAGACTTAAACCGCATCCCACCAGAAAAAACACCAGGCTCGTTGACTGCAACTAACCCTTGAGTGTTACACCCACCACCGGTCATAGTCATCTGTGACCCTACGTCACCAGCAAACCGTATGGTATTTAAAATGATATTTTCGAGAGAAGCATTGGTGTTCACTTCCCTCAAACCGCCTATACCTGCTAATGCGAGACGATAATCCCTTCCTGTTCCTGACAGGTGTTGCATCTCAACGTAGGATGAAAGGAAACGGACTTCCGAAACAAGGATAACATCGGTGTAGGACATCCACGAAGCCCATGAAGGAATCGTGAATAAAAACGTTTTCCCGAACACACTATTCAAGGCTAAGGTGTACATGACCTTACGATAACTGTCTTGTGTTTGCAAGTCATCGCGACGATCAATAACCGTTCTCCTATCATTTGTGTTAGGTTCAACGAACCTTTCACCTAGTATCCAAGCTCTCTGTATGCTCACAAACTGCATTAAGACGAAAGCCATAAACCAAATTCTATCACACAATAGGGGAACTCCGTAAAGTATTCCAAATAAAAGGTACACCAACCCCACAGTATGACACCAACCACGTACATAGACGCCACGATAACGCACATCGCAATGACCAATCGTCTGTCCACCACTATCTCCAGTGGTGATGAGAGAAAAATGGCCTCTATTGCCGCCCAACGGCGTATAAAGCAACTGAACCCACTGGAAAGTCTTACAATGTTCATAAGAATGAGTGTGCACATAGAGCCGAGGCGTATCCGTGTAGATTGACAAGTTGACCCCAATCTCCAAAGCATAGCGGGCTAAGAATTCAACATCACCCACCACAGCACTCGGCATAGGACAATTATCAACCATTGGCGCACCTCGCGCTATTGCTTCACTAAAATAAACATTCACCGCATCCTCAAAGGTTAACTTACGCCCCGTTGCCATCGAAATGTGGCCTATCCCACAAAAAGGGGACATATGGCCATCATAAACAGAAGACTTGGGGTTAAGAAAAGGACTATCATGAAGAGCGCCTTGATTAGGCAACTCTCCTTGCGTCCATGGGCCGAATTCCGGAAAATTCGTAGAAACTTTCTCACGTTTCAAGAAACTATTGAATAGCGAACATCTGGTCACACCTCTCTCATTCCGGGAACCAGATTTATTATCACGAAATTCCAAAGACATACGCATCACAAAATGACCGACCTGTCCTTCGGTTGGCATGAGATAAACAAGATGAACCCACTTAAACATGGGATTATGCTCAAACTCATGCAACAGGACGCCGTTAACATCATGGATAATCAAGTTCACTCCTCGGTACTTAGCATACGCTTCAGCGTAAAACTCGTTTCCAACGAGGTTAGGAACGGAAATATCTTGTTCTCCCCGTTCCTCAGCGACAAACTTCTCAACAGAATAACGCTCAACGTAATAATCATAACTCGGCTCAACACCAACAGCATGATCAATACTCGCCATCAAACAATAAGGTGACGCGTTTATGTCGTACAGGGTTGTAGCAGGTTCAATAGACGGTCCGTCAAACAAGGTCCTACCAGGTGGTTCAGCACCTAACCGGTTTTCCCAAGCAAACTTCTCCCTAACTTCACCCACCATATTAACCCTATTGAAGCGTTTCATAGCTTCACCGACTCCACTCGCATCATCATTCGACGGAGCAGGCTCTTCAAATCGTCTACCTTCGACTTTCCTGAGCCACTCTTTAGCTTTTGCCACGTCTTCAGGGCGGGCTCTCGGGGGTCTTGGCACCTTAGACCGCCCTCCCTGACCAGACTCAACAACGCCACGCCAACTTTTATGTCCAATATTGGACCCCCCTTTGAGGTAGAACTTTCGACCCGCTTTAGCGGTTGAACGTGCCATAGCTTCACGCATAAAATTCACACGGTCATCACGGGTTCCTGTTCCTCGGCTAAAAACGTCTTCGCCTTCATCTTCTTCGATGTCAGCTAGAATTTCCTCAAACTCAGTGACAGCGAAGTCCTCTTCCTCGAATTCCGAATAAACCGACTTCTCTTCGTCGTAGTGGTCTTCCCCATTTTCGTCACGCCTCCAACGGCCACCACTGCTGGTGTGCATCCTGACTAATGTGGGATTTGGTAAAAAACCTCTAGTATGATCTCGCTTGTGCCTTCCACTTTCACCCTTCAAGAGATTATCT